CATAGGTGCTGCTGCTGCCGGGAATGATGCCCGTGCCAAAAACCGGGCTATAGTTGGCCATAGTCTTACCCCCCCATCACCGCAGCGGTCAGACCGCCGCTTGTGCCCCCTGGCGCATCTCGGTGAGAATCTTGGCGATCTCTTTGTCCTCCTTCTTGTCGGGATTGGAGAACCATTCCTTGAGATCGTCTTCGGTCTCGGTGATCGCCCACCGCTCGGGTGAGTACGCCGATGCGCTCGGCGCCTGTACGGGCGGCGGGTTGTTCTTCAGGTACAGAAGCCACGCGGCTTCCGGATCGGCGATGTTCCGCTCGATCATGATCTTCTTGGTCGCCTCGATCCCCTCGTCCGTGGCGCCGGAGTTGGAGCGGATGTTGGCGAAGCCGTCTTCGAGACGGGTCTTCGCCGCTGCATCGGCCGCGGCCAGAGCGTCGGCGTCCATCTTCTCGAAGCGTTCGGAGATCGGCTTGATCAGCGCCTCAACCTTGGCGAGGTGCGGCGCCGCCAGCTCGTTGGCTTGCTCCTCCTCGGTCTTGAACTCCGGGTTGACCGCCTTGACGGCCTTCTGAAGCTCAACGCGCGCGGCCGGGTTGTTGCTCATCGCGTGGAGGAGCTTCATCCCGTTGCGGAGCGTTTCCAGTTCCACTTCTTCGACTTCGATGGCCATCGGCCTCATCCCCCTCGATCAGTGTCGCCGGTCACTGACCGTTTTTAAGATTGCCCAGCCGCATCTCGTCGGCAGAGAACTGCTTGCCGGTCTGCTGGGACTTGCGGAACGCCCAGTCCACCTTGTCCATCGGGACCTTCACGATCTGCGAATCGTCCCCGATGATTTGCTGGAACGGCGGGTTGAAGGCGGGCGAAGTGCTTTGGTCAGCCATGACCGTCAGTCCTCACATCATCGGAGCCGGACCGCCCGGCCCCATCGGGGGTGGCGGGGTCGGCGGCGCCATTCCGGCGCCACCACCCCCCATGCCCATGAGCGCGTTGCTTTTCTGCGCAGCGCCCATCAGGCCAGCCAGCGTGGCCATCGAGATACCCTGACCCTTGTCCCCCGTGTCAGGCCCGACGACCTTGGAAAGTGTGTTGGTGGCGGAGAGCGCCGCCTTGTGGGCGTCGTCTCCGACATCCAGTCCCGGCAGCGCCTCCTGGATCAGATGGATAGCCTCCCTCAACTTGGAGATGGCAGAGATCCGAAGGCCGGGGTTCGGAGTGCGAGCACCCCCCATTCCGGGCGATCCGATCATGCTGATCATCTGAGGAGAAAGAGGCATCCGTGACTCTGACAGAAAAGGGCTACTCGGGTTTCGGGGCTTTGGAGGGCGCGAACGCCACCCGCCTCAGTCCCTCATCGCGGGCGCGATTAACGCTTGCCCTTGCGATGGCCGCGCTTGGCCATGACAGCCTCCTTTGGTTCCGCGTTGGGTGGGATGACAGCGCGTGCTACGACGCCACCCCAATTACTCAACGAGACCTTTATATTTCAAGGGACTGTTCTTGGCAAATTCGAGTATTGTGGGGCGGTAACTTAATTGAGTTTGTTGCCGCAGCTAGTCAGGGCGCGTAACCTTTGTGGCGCAAGGATTACTTGCGCGACCTTCCGAACACTTTTTCCCACAGCGTCGGGTTGGTCGCCAGCAGCTCCTTGGACTGCTTCTCCCGCTCCTCCTGGCGCTTGGCGAGCTTGCGGATCAACTCCTCGCGGCGCGGCAGGCTGGGCAGCAGCTCCAGTGCATCCTCACCGTCGATCACCCCCGCGCGAAGCAGCGCGAACGCCATGTTGGTCAGGTCGCCGGAGAACGCCGGAGACGACGAATGGCTGTCCACTGAGACCACTGCATCGTGTGGCAGTTGCTCCAGGATGAACTCCTTGCCGTCGCGAGACTTGTACGTGCGCCCGTCCTTGCGCCGCAAAATCTCGAAGGCGTTGGAGCCGAAGGCGGCGGCGTTACCCTCGGTGATGAACGCGCGGTCGCGGATGCGGCCAGCGGCGGTACGAAGCAGCGTGTTTGCGTGGACGCCAGCGCGCACGCCCGCCTCACCCTCGCCGGTCAGGATGTTCTTGGTGCCGCCCGCATCGCGGAACCAGTCAGCGATCACCGCCAGATACGCCAGTGCGTTTTCCGGCATGGACGGGGAGTAGGTGTCGATCGAGGTGGCGGTGGACGGCGCCGAGTCGGTCATGCGGCCGCCGGGAGCCAGTAGCGCCAGCAACTTCTCCTCGGTGATCGAGGCGGACCCGCGTGCCGAGCGCGGCGGGTTGGCCTGCTTGGCGAAAATCTGATCGACGTTGTTGATGCGCCGGTTCATCACCTTCTGCGCTTCATCAACCAGCTGCACCTCGCTGAGTCCCCAGTAGTAGCCGGGAAGCTCGTTCGGGCAGACCTTGGTGTACGGCGGGGTAAAGCGGCTGCGGTCGGGCTTCTTGCTCGGGTCCGGCGTCGGTGCATCCGGATGGTAGAGATGACTGGTGCCGGTTGCGATAATGCCGGGCTCGATATAGCGGACCATCACCCAGCAGTCCTGAGCGTCGTCGATCGCCCATAGGTCGGTTACGCAGATGAGGTTGCGGTCCACGCGGCTATGCAATAGCGGGCGCGGACCGCCGATCATTGGCGCGTTTCCGGTGGCGCCGGAGGGTTGGCCGGAGATCGGGATGGGCGCTCCACCAGCCGGTCCGGCGCCGAGGATCAGCTCGCGCAGATAGCTGTCGCCGAGTCCGGCCGAGTCCGTGACCGCCGATCCGGAGGCCATCGCGCGCTTGAAGGTCTCCTCACGGTCCGGGTAGTTCTGGAGCATCCGCCAGAACTCAGACGGCGTGACGTAGTAGCTGTGACAGAAGGCGTCCTGGTCCTCCAGCTCGTTGCGATCCTCGCGCAGCACCCCGAAGGCGTCCGGGTGGATCACGTAGGGCACGAGGCCGCGGTGGGGCTCCCAGGTCAGGAGCATGTGCGCGCAGCCCTTCCACAACGACAACTCGGTGGCCATACCGAGCTGCGTGCTGAGCTTGTTGGTTTCAAAGCGGCGGTTCAGTTGCGCGGCCGCCAGATCGCACGGACCGGACCACTCCTCGGTCTCGTCCAGCTCCGGCTCGATTGTGAAGCGCAGATCAGACGGCGAGTAGATCAGCGACGCGATCGTATCGACGTGCGAGTAGATCATGTTGTGCTTGGCGCGCGAGCCGTCCTCGGTGCCGTCGTAGTAGAGTTTGCGATAGTACCCGTAACGGTTCCGGCGCTCGGCGACCGAGCACATGCAGGCGTCGATGATCTCCTTAACGGAGCCCGCGAGCATCCCTTCGCGTTTGTCGAACCTCAAGGCCGTGTCCCCCGCCCCAAAACAAGAGGCTGTATATCACGCCTTCTTCGGGGTGTGACGAGCGACCACCCTCTGCTTCATCGGCGGCGCCGAAGCGACGATCGTCGGGTTCTCGGTCGTGCCCTTCGCGAGGCCGGGTGAGCGCGCAGTGACCGCCGCCTGACCTTGCGGCCCGAGCACGGCTGCGTTCCCGCCGCCCCAGAAGTTGTCCATGACCCGCTGCATCCCCGGCTCATGCACCGTCGCCTCGCCGCCGCCAGCCGCTTCAGCCGCGGCCTTGTTCAACTCGATGATCTCGGCGACACGGCGATCCCTCTCCGAGACCGTCTCGCCCGGAGGCTTGTAGGCGATGTCACCAGCGCGCAGCCCATCGCGCATGTCGGTCATGCCGTAGTCACCCATCATGCCCTCGACGTACTTGACGGCTCGGGAGGTCGTTGATCCCCCGACCGCTGGCAATGGCGGGATGTACGTGGCACCGTCAGCCGGACACCCACATTCCGGACAGAACTTAGGCGGCGAGTCCTCGCGCCACACAAAGTAGGCGTCGCACTGGTCGCACTCGTACTTGATGCGTGGGCGGACGTGTTCTGACTTATCGACCCAAGCCATCAGCCTTCCCCCGTCTTCGCGAACAGGCCGCGATGGTCGGTATAGCCGTACACGGTGGACACCCGCATCTTGAACGCGCTGGTGGGGATGAAATCGTCGTAGATGATCGGATAGCGGCCCGGCCCAAGGCAGGTGATCCATCCGATCGGCTTCAACGCACGCGGCGCTGTCGCAGCCAGAACGACACTCGGCATGGCGGTCGCGCCAAGCAGCGCGCCGAATAGACCCCTACGCGACAGGCGCATGTTGCGCTCTCCGGTCATGCTCTCGCCCTTCTGGGCCTCGGTCCATGCGCCCCCCGAACAGGCGGCGGGTACTTGGCGAGGATGCGCTCGGTCAGTGATTGGTAGCTGGGGTTCTGCGCCCGGCGGATCATGTCCGCCTGATTCTCCAGCATCACCGCGATGTCAACGGCCACCGTGCGGCGGCGTTGATCGGGCTGCGGCTCAGTGGGGTTGAACGGCTCCCCGTCAAATTCGGCAACGATACCGATCTTGAGCATCACCAGACATCCCCGCTTGTGTATCCGATCGACGCCGATCCGCCCTGCTCTACGATCAGATCGGCCAGCCGACGCAACTCGCAGGCGATCCTGTAGCGGTCCGCCTGGAGCGGCTTGATCCCGTAGAAGATCGCCTTGAAGGCATCAGGCACAATGATGTCGACGTGTGGCGTCCATTCGGACAGCTCATCGTCCTTAGCCTCCACGAACTTGACCGCAAAGATCGTCCGCTCGGTTTTCACACATCTCCCCTCTCGATCAGCCGCTTAAGCTGCATAGCATTACGCTCGGCTTCCTGCTGGCGGAAGAAGTGCATGATCAGCGTCTCACCTAAAGGTGTCGGCTCCTCCTTCGCGGCGTCCATCTGCTTTTGCTGCTCGCGCGCCCAAGTGCGGTTCTGCACCATCATCTCCGGGCGGATGAACTCCTCGTAGGCGTAGTTGGCGAGCGCGGTGGAGAACACGCGGTCGTCCTTGTTGCGGCCCGACGCCTGGATCGCGTCACCGACCTGGACGAGCGTCACCATCTCACCGAGGAGAGGGATCGAGCGCGGGATCAAACGCTGGACGTTGTAGCCGTCGCGCATGGCGTTGAGCGCCGTCATCTTGTTGTCCCACCCGGTCTTCCAGTTATAGGCGTACCCGCCGCCCATCGAGTCGACCCGGTGCCAGAGGAACCACCTCATGTGGTTGAGCACGTCGAGCATCTTCAGCTCTTTCGACGCCTCGAACAGTTCGCCGAAGGTAAGCTGGTCCTTCAGCAGCTTCATCTCCCGCATGATCTGGGAGCCGGGTCCGCTGATCTCCAGGTTGATCATGCAGTCGCGGTAGGCGCCTGCGAGGTGAGCAAGCACCCACGTCGTCTGCCATGTCTCCGGCTCAGGTGTGCCGAACTCTGCGGCCTGCACGAGGCGGTCGGAGTAGCAGCGCCACACCGAGACCACCGACTGG